TAACTGATGCGCATATGGCTTAGTTTTAAATTTGTATTTCATTTTCTACTTTAGTGTTACCATCTCCCCAAGTTGTAATACAAGCAGTTCCATCATTTCTTTTTATTTTAAACATATCATGCGAAGATGAATTAGACGCAGTAGTTGTTATTTGCATACCATAAGGACTATTGCCTGTAAGATTTAACGCCCAATTATCAGTTGCAGAACTAAGCCAAAATCTATCTACCCAAGAACCTCCTCCGTAATGTCTCCACTTCAAATAATTATTAGTGTTGAAAACATACATTTGCCATCTATCAGCATTGTCATCAGCTTCATCAGAATTAAGCTCTAATATAGAGTCAGAACCTTCTGCTCCGTAAATAGATGCTTGTCCTCCATTTACTCTTAACTCACCTGCAAAAGTAGATTTACCATCGTGGTCAATTAACAATCTTTGAGCAAGAGTTCCACCTGACTCAGTAAAAAATCTTAGACTTGCAGAATCATTTCCTTCTTGAGTATGAACAATGGCAGTCATATTATCGCCATCTTTACTTGCAAATTTTAACATTCCACCACGACCAACTGAAGTTCCAGTATTGGTAATTAATATACCTGACGCTGAATTATCAGCAACATTTCCTGCTTCATATACATTAGTACCATCATCAAATTCTAGCTCAAGGACATTTGTTGGGCTTATAGTTCCTATACCAACTTTTCCAGAGCTGTCAATTACCATTTGGTTTGTAGCTGCTGTTTTAAAAAACATTTTATCTTGATGACTACCAGATGTATGAACGTATGCCAATGCACCTCTATAAGTAGCAGCACTAGTACCATCACCAAAACCTAAACTTGTTTCACTGCTTGTATTACCTATAATAGCTATACCAGCATGTCCATCTTCATAGACTACAAGATTATTATAATAACTATCATATGAACCTGGATTTGAAGTTCCTATACCCACTGAAGCACCTCTTAAATTCATTGTTTCTGTCGTACCTGCAATAAACCTCATCCTACCGCCTTCACCTGCCGATGATGCAAACTGAGTTATGCTTCCGTAATCAATATCACCACTATCACCTAAATTTAAAATAGCACCGTGAGTTGTGCTTCCTGCTTGTATTGATGCAGTAGTATAATTAGAACCTTGAACAGTTAATCCTGTAAGAGTACCTACTGACGTAATAGCAGATTGAGCTGCTCCTGTTACTGTTGCTGCAGTACCACTAGTATTACCTGTGACATTTCCAGTTATATTTCCTACAAACGTACCTGTAATTGTTCCACCATTAGTTATATTTTGACTGCCAAGATTAATAGCTCCTGACATTGTGCCACCAGCAAGAGGTAAATAGTTTTCTGTATCAGTAGCCCAACTAAATGTACCATCACCATCTGAAACTAATACTTGACCGTTTGTTCCGTCTCCACTTACTTTGAGTTCATCTGCTCCAATAGACCCTTGACCTACTGTTGCACTTTGACCCATAATTATACCATAAAACTCAACTCCTGAACCTGGTCCACTAGCAAAAACAATATTAGATCCACTTACAGTATAAGCATCTCCTGCGTGTTGGATTACACCATCAAGCGTTATTAATAAATTGTCAGCACTAGGGCTAACATCTACTCCTCCAACTTGCATAGTATAAGTTGTTCCAGACCCCATTGTAAGAGCGTCTAAAATGTAAAACGTTCCAGCGTTAGTTGGTGAATGTCCTATGTATCCCATTATGCGTTCTCCAATGCTTCTATACGTTTCATAGCTTCTTGTAAGGCTTTTACTGCTTTCATCCATACAATAGAATATTTAACTGTTTTGTATTCAGGGTCTTCTACCCCTGCTTCAATATCTTCTTTAGATTGTGCATCTATTTTTATAAGACTTGGAGAAACTGATTCAACTTCATCTGCTACCAAGCCAAGATATTTTATAGAATCATCCATGCCTGTGCTTTTTTTCCATTTGTAATTAACAAAGTTAAGTGCTTTTATATCATCCCATTGAGAACTAGCATTTGTAATTTCTTTTTTTAATCTTCTGTCTGATATACTAGCAATACTTGTATTTGCTGATAATATATCTCCATCATATTCTACTCTAAAGACATAGGTATTTGATGATTGATTTTCAACAGCCATAGCGTAACTTCCTGTACCTTTTGTTTTGTATCCATAATCATCAGAACCTGCTAGTGCCATAAAACTCCAATCGTTATCACTATTTTTTTCTACATACACTTTAGCATCATTAGGAGATTGACCTGAACCACTAGCTATTACATTTAAAGATGTTCTAGCGTTAGAATGTGCATATAAATAAGTTCTTCCTTCTCCGTCTAAAGTAAATACATTATTTGATGACTGCTGTAATACTAGCAAATCTCCAGCACCATCTTGTCTAATTCCTAATGCTATATTACTACTATTAGTCCTACCAAACGTATCACCTTCTATGTCAAGGGCTTGACCTGCTGTAAAACCTCTTTTAGCTTGTAACATACCTGTACCAGTTATAACAACTGCATTGCCTACACTATTTGTATTAAAAGACATATTATAATTAGAATTATCGTGCGTAATATTTCCACGCTCTCCAAATCTTATAATACCACCTACAGGAAAAGTGGTTGTGCCTCCCATAAATTCAACATTTTTATTATGAGCAAATTTCATTATATAAGCACTGTCTGTATAATTGTATAATACTAATTGATCTGTTTCGTTATTAAAACCTATTAAATCATTTGCACCATTTTGATAGCCTTGTAAAAATAATCTTCCTGTAACTATGTCAGAACCTGGGACATTTAAAGCTCCACCAGTTGCAGTAGTCGTTGCGTTGCCTGATGAATATGAAATATGTGAATTTGTTTTACCTGTTATTACATCTGTAAAGCTTGCAGGCTTATCAAAGGCTATACTTGAACCATCAGGTTGTATATTTATTACACTATTAGAATGAGGATCGCTTCCACAACTTAAAATAAATTTATTGCTATCAGAATTGTCAAGACCCATACAAAAGGTGTTTGCATTAGTTTCCCATCTTACAAAGGAATCACCTGTGCTATTGTTAGCAGTTAAAACTAAAGATGCTTCCCCACTACCACCTGCTGTAATAGTATGTCTCAAATTAGCATTAGCAGATTGGGTTATATTACCTGCAAAAGTAGAATTACCCTCTACACTTAATCCAAATGTACCTGAACCTGCATTAGTAATATCTAAAGTTTTATCTGAACTTGTACTTGTTGATAGTCTTATTGTGCCTGTATCAGGAAATGTAAATTTATAATCAGCCACACCTGCATCTGTAAGTGTTAATGCTGAATCAGTAGTAGAGCTTGTTGATGAGCTAATTGTTCCTGATGATGCTAATGAAGTAAGAGTACCTACTGAAGTTATTTGAGTTTGTGCAGCATCTACGTTAAGCGTATTAGTTGAAAGAGTAAGACCAGTTCCTCCAGCTAGTAGTGTTTTACTAACTGCAATAGATCCAGCTAAGTGTGCATTATCTATACTTCCTGCAGCTATATCAATACTATCAATAGCATTATCTGCCATTTTTGCGTTAGTTATTGCATTATCTGCAATTCCACCTGTTTTTATTTTAGTTAATGCCAATTTATTTAACCATCACTATCATTAGGGTCAAATGTCCAAGCCATCAATCTTACATTTAAATATTCATCTCCACCTGTATTATTTTGAATATTAAATTTAGACGAAGCAAGACTTAGTGTTGAATCATTAGAATAAATATTTCTGTAAACATAATCTTGACTTGAGTGTATTCCTTGTATTATACCAAAGCCATATCCATCGCCATTAATTGAATCTTTCCACGGATATGCAGTCCTATAATCCCAACTCCACATCACAAAAAAGTGTCCATAAAACCCACCTGTACTTGGTAAGGGAATATCATCACTCCAGCCTCCATTTGAAACATTGTTAGTATGATTGTATTCTTTCCAAGCAGGTACTTTTTGATTTTTAATAAAAAGTCCCATTAAACCATCTCCAATTTAAATTTGTATTTTTTGTTATTAGTTCTATTAATTAAGAACAAATCATCTTCGCCTTCCTGTATTGTCCAACTTCCTTTTGTTCCATCTACATCATTTCCATCTGAATCCATATTAGATAAATTCAAGTCGTTTGTATAAATATTTCTCCAACCCTTACTTGAAGAACCTAAATCATAAGAATTATCTGTTTCAGGTATTAAGTGTCCATCACCTGTAATATTAATTCTAGCTAAACCATTAGTATCAAATCTAATTGGTCCGTTTGATTGATTGTGCATATAAACCGTTTTAGCACCTTGTTCATAAGCCATTGTAAAGTATCTGCCTGTATTGTCTGTATCTACAAGTTGTATTGCAGGTTGAGCTGTTTCTATAACTAATCCTTTATTTGCAGAAAATCCTCTTACAATTCTTGCGTTAAGATTGCTTCCTGATCCACCAATACCAAAATTACCTAGAGTGTCAAATCGTGCTACCTCAGAACTATTGACACCAATAATCATATCTTTACCAGTTCTAGAAAATATAAAATCTGTATTACTATCAAATCCAATATCAATCACATTAGCTCTTGTACTAAAATTACTATCTGCTTCTCCAATTCCTATTCTACCACCTTGAGAATTTGAATTACCTTGAACAGCTAATCCATACCCTTGACTTGCAGTTTTTTGAAGAATATGTAATGGAGCCGATATAGTTTGTGGTGTGTAATCACCTGAGTTATCAACGGTTTGTATTCCTACAAAGCCTCCTGATGTAATCCGCATTCTTTCAGTTGCATTAGTACCTATAAATACGTGTCCACCAGATTCTCTATTCCAAATATATAAATCATCTTGATAGCAAATTAAATCAATACCATCATCTCTAGTTGTACCAGTTGTGTTATTTGTCATGTGAATAGCAGATGAACCACTTGATTCGTTTATGTGTAAAACTTTTTCATAGTAAGTGGTTGGACTTGTAATTCCTATACCAACATCTCCAGAACTGTTTATATACATAGCAGTTGTATTGTTAGGTTTAAATTCAAGAAAACTATCAGTATCTATAATTAAACCTGTACTGCTTAATTGTAAAAATGCTCTTTGAGTTCCTGCTGCGTTATAAAAATTTAATGTACCTGTATCTGATTGTATTATTGGATTAGCTGTAAATGTTTTAGCACCACTAAATGTTTGTGTTCCTGATAAATGAGCTGTATCATCATCAAGGTAAGCAGATGCAACCTTAGTTCCTTGCCATGCACCTGTGCCTATTGTACCAACTGAAGTTATTTGAGTTTGGGCTGCGTCTACATTGAGGGTGTTTGTAGCAAGGGTGATTCCTGTGCCTGCAGAAAGAGCTGTTTTAGACATAGCAATAGCTGCATCTGATTTTATATCTGCATTAATAATTACGCCATCAGCAATATTAGATGACAATATAGTATTGTCACCAATCTTGATAGCTTGTTTGCTAGGTTCGTTTCCGAAATAAGGCACTAGGTAATCTCCATAAGTGAAAGTGTGCAATCTAAAGTATTTGCAGCACTTGAATAAGCTTTTAGTATGTCACTAGCCTCCATTACGATCTTGTTACCAGACATCATTTCTAAAGAACTTCCTGTCGGTATTGGTGCATCTTTTAATAACGTTACATTGTCTCCGTCATTATTAGTTAAAGTAACTGTAGCTGTTATTGCACTAGCAGAAGTGTTTGCTAACGTCAAACCTACTAAAACTGCTGTTGTACTACTTGGAACAGTGTAGATAGTACTAACTCCTGAAGATATACCTGTATTTAGTTTTGTTTTTACTTTGAAAGTATTTGCCATTTATTACCTCATCCAAGTGCAACTGACATCGCAACTGCATCTGCTAAAGCTTCAGCCGCTAAAGTTGTACTGTCTTTTATTTCCTGTATATTGCCAGATGAATCTTCAAAAAAGAGTTTTTTATCAACAGTATTAATAGCTAATTCACCAGCAACTAAATCGCTTGCACTCGGAGATCCAGTTCCGTTAGTTTTCTTTTTTAAAATAACAGTATTAGCCATTAATAGGTTCCACCATCAACTGTTGCTCCGTCTACACTAGCACATTTAATACCTGCTAAAGCATATGTACCATCTGAAGTATCTACAGTACCAGTCGGTTCAGTTCCTGATCCTTTAAAGAAAGTCCATGTATCTGAATTGTCTTGATCTGAGAAAATACCCTTATACTTTGTTCCACTAGCGACATATTTACCAAAGAATCCAATATCTACTGAGTTAGCTGAATTATCTTTACCCATCATAATATTAACATCGCCTAATTCAACTTGTTGTGAATTTGCAGTAGTCATTGTTCCATTTACAGTTAAATTACCACTAACTGTTACATTGTTAGGTAAACCTACAGTTACTTTATTTGTACCCATAGTTGTTTCAATTTCGTTACTAGTTCCTTCTATAGTAAAAGTAGCTCCAAGAGCCATTGCCTGGTTACTTCCTGAGTCTCCAGCAAATGTAGTGGTTGAATTAGCAAGTTTAGCGTTTGTTACTTGTGAGTTAGCAATATGAGCTGTATCTATAGCCCCAGCAGCAATTTCAGCAGAGTCAACTGCATCGTCAGCCATTTTTGCATTAGTAATTGCATTATTAGCTATAGTAACTGCTCCTGCAGCATTCATTGTTGCATCTCCACTAATCGATACATTGTCCCAACTATTTGTACCATCATAAACAGCTACTTGCCCAGATTGTGGATTTGATATGTTGGTATCAACAAGCTCAGAAAGAGCATCGTGTGTTGCTACTTGAGCATCTACATATGCTTTAATTGATTGTTGAGTAGCAAGTTTAAACGCACTATCACTTGCCATGTTATCTTCGTCTAAGATAGGTGCGCCTACCCAGTTTGCGGTCGATGCTCCTGTTGCTATATAAAACCTAGCATCGTTTGTTTTGAAAAGAGGTTCACCAGCATTCATACCACTTGAAGGAACTGTAGTACCTCTTCTAAATTGAATAGTATTAGCCATTAGTATGAGCCTCCATCTATTGTTTTGTTATCGAATGAGGAAGTTCCGTCATTTGTAGGTATATCACTACCACCAGAACCTCCAACTGTCTTATTATCTAATTGATTGATTTCAGCAGCTGACGCTGTAACAAGCGTATTCTGGAGCTTTAATCCTTTATCGGACCCATTATGGGTCGAAACGTTTATATTGTCTGTACCGACCTTTATAGCGGCTTCTGTGCCATCTCCATCAAGCAATGCTGATTCAGAACTAGCCAAACCACCATCTACATGGGTTATTTGCCTAAAAGTTGATCCAATTGTTTGTCCTACTAAAGTTGTTGCCATAATTACCTCACACTATTGCGTATGGTGCTTTATCCATGACTCTGCGCATGCCACCAAAACGATTTTTCTGATATGTAAATACCAATCTTTTAAATTCCTGCATATGAAAATTTCTTTTATCATATTGCTGTTCATTTTCAGCAAACTTAGCTTTTAAATATTCAACGACAGCTAAACATAATTCTTCAGTTAGATCTATTACATCCGTTTCGACGGTTGGAATAGTAGGCATAGCTGAATATTCAAGCATTAATCCATCTTCAATAGCTGCTGCAGGACTTTTATAGTTTGCAGTTTCAGTATCTTTTTCTATTAGAGCAATATTTGCTCCTCTTAAATAGTATTTAAAATCTATAGCCATTATGTTGAATCCTTGTCTACATGCTCGGTTTCAAGAACACGATCTATTTTTACATATTCAGCTTCATCTGTATCGTATACCATCACATCTTTTAAAGAAATAAAATTAGGAGGAAAAGAATAATATCTTTGATCTTTTACTATATCTGCCTTAGAGGAGACAACATTATCTTCAATCATCATATTTATTTCTCTCATTGCATCTTTTAAATAAGCAATTGAATATCCTTGATTAGATGTTCCTGCTCTTTCCATTAATTCTTTAAGCGTCATTAAACACCCCACTGAAAATCTAGTTGATCCCACATTCTATTGCTATTGTCATCAAATAGTAAATAAGCAAAATGATTCCAGGTCATTTCTGCAGGAGTTGTTGTTGTTGAATAACTTGTATTAGGACCAGTTGTTATAGTATTATAAGATGTTCCTGGTTGAACTTCTGCAGTTGTGGTCCAAGAAGTAGTTGGTTCAGTATTTGTCTTAGTCCAGCTCATGTTATTAATGCATACTCAACTGCTATAGTATCAGATCCTGAAGATTCAACTGCCCATGTACAGTTTGATGCTAAAGCTGGTGTTTTTGGTAAGCAAATTGCTCCTCCAGCAGGTATTCTACATATTTCTTCAAAATTATTATCTGAAGTTTCTTTGTATAAAATCAAATCATTAGTAGTGGCAGCTCCAAGCGTTGTTGCGTCAGAATATTTTTTACCAGTATTTTTAATAAATACCATATCCATTGCAAGAGCAGCTCCTAAAGCTAATTTGCCACTTGCAGGACAATTTCCATAAGCTACTGTTCCTGCTGTAAAGCCAACAACAGTTACATCCGTTGCTGCAGTAGCAATTGAAGCATCTCCGCCTAATGTTTTATTAACATCTGCTTCTATAACATCTTGTGCAGCATATTTTCCTGCAACACCATCAATTGTCCTTATTGGGGTTGCACTAACTGCGTATTCAACTCTGTTTGCCATCTTGTCTCCTTATCATGAATGGCTCAAATCCTTTTTCATATTGTTCTCTGACCATTGCATATTGTTTTTCATACCATTGATATTCTATTTGAGCTTTTTGCAAGTTTGCATTAAACTCAGCTATATACGACTGAGATAATTGACCATAACTTTGCAAAGCACTCCCAAATCTTTGTAATTCTACATTATTTTTTGCAGCATCTTTTTGTAATGCAGCTCCAAGCTTATTTGCTTCTACTTGAGTTATTGCTCCCATTTTACCAATATCTGCTGAGTATTTTTGCAGTGTAGATCCGACTTCTGCTTGATAAGCATTTAAATTAGTATTTAAATCAGTTTGCCACTTTGCAAATTTTAAATTCAGATTGTTTAATGTCCACTCTTGTACTTCTTTATTAACATCTGCTTGATGTTTTTGCATCTCAGTTCCAAATTTTTGAAGTTGAGAGCTATAACTAGCCATTTCTTTTTCTAATAACTTTGCTTTGTTTTGCAAATCTATATTAGTTGAAAGACTCATCTCTTGTATTCTTCTACTGTTTTCAGCCTCAAACTCTTGTACACCTTTTTGAAACTCTATTTGGTAAATAGCATTTTCTTTATTAAATGCATTTAAACTGTCCTGTATTTTAGCTTGAAACTCAGAAACTTTTTGTGTTTCTTCAGACAACTTTGATTGAGCAAGTTCAATATCTTCATCAGTTTCAATCAATGAAGTTATTTTAGTAAAATCTATTTCTTTCATTACTGGAGGAGTATATGTAGGTGCTGTACCTATTGATAATGTAACATTATTAAAGCTTCCAGCTAATGCAGCATCTTGATAAAGAAATGTTGGATCTGCAATAATTGCAGGTGTGCTGTTATCACCTAAATTTATATCATCAATTACAGGGTCGGCTACCGGAACATACACTGGAAGAGATACATCGGTTATTTCAGTTTTATCAATCGCTGTAAGTCCGTCAGTTACTGAAAAAGCCAATGTAGGTTGAGGAGGTACAGAAGGTAGAGAGAGAACCAAACCAGATACTCCCGTATAGCCGACCATTTTTTCATTTAAAGCTTTCATTGCAGCATAATTAACTACAGTAGGTATTAAACTAGTAGGAAAATTATTTATCGTACTACTGTTTAAATTAGCTAATGTAGTATAATCAACAGCACTATAAGTAAAATCTCCAGATGGTAAAATATATAATTTTTGATTTAAAACATAATATTGTGGATAATCTGCTGTAGCTTTTTGCAAAGAAGTAGATTCAGCAGCTGCAAATCTTTTTGATGCATCTATTTCTGTTGCAGCTTTATTACCTTTTGCAACGTTCAATATGTGTTGTCTTTCGGTTATAGTTGCACCGCTACCTGAACCAGAAAGTTCTTGTGAAAACAAATAACCAGACTCAGGATCAATTGATAACATTCTATCAATAACAATACGAATACCATCATTAACCCATTGTAATTCATTTGTAGATGTGCCTGCTAATGCTCGGACTTGTGTTTGTAAAGATGCCATATAAATCCCTTAGGTTATATGGGGGCTAAGTGGTGCGTTTACATGCATGACCGCCCCCATAATTAATTAACCGTTGTTATTTCCAAATAGCATGTGCTTCTGGCATAACGATCTCTAGACCAGCTTCGGTCTGAATGAGGTCGATTCTGCGATCAACACCTGTATTTTCTAGACTTTGAACACCAACATAAACTGCAGTATCACGATTCACACCGTTACCGACCAATGGTCTGTAAGCAGCGTGCTTCATATTGACAGCTACAATTTTAACTGGAGATGCGTCTAAGTGAATGTTGCGAACAACGTTCATATCACCATAAGGAGTTGTGATTTGCGTTACTGGTAAACCAAATAACTGTTTTTTGCCTGTTACAGCAAAATCAAACCTAAACTGAGAACTAATTTCAACGTCATTCTTTTGGAAGCCGCCTAATTTATGTAACCAGTTATAAGTTGCAGTATCACACATAAACATAGTAGCATTTGAGCTATTATATCTAGGATCCATAAAGTCACTCATATTCTGAAGGAAATCATCAGAAGATGTTCCGCCATTAGCTTGAGTGCTTGTGATATCAATTGAGAATACATTACCACTTGATAATATATAGTCAACAATACCAGCTGTGTAACGTACACCAGCAGAGTCTTTTTGCTTTGAAGAGAAAAGAAGATCTGTTTCTATATCGTACTTATGTTCGATAAGTTTGTTCTTCCAAACTCTTGCCCACTCATCTTTTGCTAGTTTAAGCTCTGTAGCTCTTGCAGTATTTGTCATCTGCATGGTTGTTTTCCAGATCTGTGTGTAACCTACTACATCTTTGTAAGGTGTATCTTTGTAGGTACTTGGGAAACTAGAACCTTCAGCATGAGCTGAACCAACTACATAACACTTATCAGCTTCAGCTAGACCAGTAGTTACCATAGCATCAAAGTTAGTACTACCGTGATTGTACTGTGCGCCTGGTAATGTCCAGTGATTATTTGAGCCAGCAGCAACAGGTCTAATTACCTGACATTTAGCATAAACTGCTTCTGCATCAGGAGATGCAGCTGGAGTTCCAAGTGCAGCAATCTTAACCAACATATAATCTTCTGTATAACCAGTTGGTACTGTATTATCAGCGCCAGAAGCTGGATTAGCAGCAAAAACTCTTATAGGAATTTTTACAATTTGATTTTCTAAAAAGAAGATTGGTTTAGTTCCAGAAGCACCTGGAGCATTACCTGTTTGACCAAGAACGTTTTGCACGTTTCCAGCAGATACATAATCTGTTTCGAATTTAGCAAGAAATACATCATCTAATTGTAATGAATTGCTTTCAAATTCTACTTTATTGTAATCAGAATCATTATCGCCAGAACCAATTGCGGTTCCATCGTGATCTATTGCAGTACAATAAGCATAGCGCTTGTGCCACATTGATCTTTGCTCCAGAGTTTTAAATTCTGGATCTGTTGTCGCCTTTTTGGCGGTTTTGCTCAATACTCTGAAAAAAGGAGTTTGGTCTGGAGATAACTCCGAAACTCGACTTGAAAAGTCATACCGTCTCCTAAGATCACCTGTATTGAAGCCTGTTTCGACCTGCGTTTGCGCATGGGTCGAGAGGTTTAAAGGACTATCAGCCATTTTTGTGCCTCATCTTTCTTATTTAAAAGAGAGGCGTTTACTTTACCCGAATAAGTTATCCAATCCAGCATCAACTTCTTTTAATGCATCAAATACTTGATCATCATGTTTTACGTCTTTTACTGTTGTATTATGATTAGATACGCTTTGAGGTATATTCCTAACAGATTTCATCTGTTCCAGCATTTGAGCTTTTGTGCCTTTAGCAACTTTTTGGTCTCTTGCGTCTCTGTTCTTTAGATAGTAAATATCTTCTAATGATGTTTCATGGTTATTTGCCCAATTCATCATATCTTCATATTGTTCATCTGTAACATTCATACGCTCTTTAAACTCTGCTGCTTGTCTCGCTTGTTGTTCTTTTTGAGTTTCCTCAGATCGAACTTGCCTTTCTTGCTGTAACTGACTGTTGACACGACGATCCACTACGCCTGAGATTGTATGCTCTAATGCTTTCGCACTTAAAGAGCTATTATCACTCATTGCGTCGTCTAGATCGAACACGAAATCTTCTGGAAGATTCAACGCCTGCTTTACGTCTTCTGGCTTATTGCCATTTTCAACGTAATTCTTTATTGCTTCTATCATACCCGTGTCTGTTTTTAAACGATTGATAATAGGTTCATACTGATTCACATCATCTAGCTGCGCTTTTAATCGCTGTGCTTCAGATGATGAATCCTTATACCTTTTTTCCCAATCGTGTTGATGATCGTCTGTTTTTACAACTGGTTCAGGGTCAGTTTCCTGAGTTTCCTTAGTGCCAGATGCTTCGACTGTATTATCCTCATCAAGAATCATCCCGTTCACCTTACGGTCTAATGATTCGAAAAAGTCGCCAGAGTCTGCAGCTAGTCCATCTTCCTGACTGAAATCTAATTCATTTCCATCATCAGCAGATAGTACTTGATCTGTAGAGTTTCCTTTATCTTCTTTTGCCATTTTAACTCCTTGATTGATTATTTTTTTGTCGCTCTATTTGAGCTTTTTCTTTGTCAAGATTCCTTTGGGCTTCTGCTTTTTGTGCGGTTAAGGACATACTTCCTTGCGCTTTTACAGCTCCTTTGCGAATCTCAGTTTCGACAGATCTTATCTTATCTTTAATTCCAGCTTGAACTAGCTGTCTTTGAAGTGTTTCGATATTTCCATCTTTATCCTTGACTTGTTCTTCAAGACTTTGAATTGATTGTTGCATTTGTGTATACAAGCTCTTACGCTTTGCAATCGCTGTTTTATCTTTTATATCTGTTTCAGCTAATACAGCTAAATCATCTACAACGCCCAATTTCATTAATTCTTTTAATTCTGATAAATATGCCCATCTATTTAAAGGAAGTGTGCTACCAGCAATAATACGAACATCAAACTTAGCTGATTCGTAATCATTCCATTTTGAGATAGCTTCACCCATATCATTAAATATAGGTACATTTATTTCAACCTCTTTATCCTCTTGTAGAGAATTAGGTTGTACAATTCTAAATACTTTGTGTGCTTTATACACTGCTTGTGAATACTGTTTTACGACTTCACCTAATTGCTTTAAAGCAGGTTCTATACTACTTTTTAACCATTGCTTTACTCTTCTAGTTCCATATTCATCTAATGCAAGCATTCCACGATATGTTTCATGTTGCTGAGATTGATCTCCTTGTGCAGAAGAGTATACTCCAGCTAAATATTCCATATCGCTTTTACCAGCTTGAACTATCTGAAAAAATGCATTATTTAAAGCTGCAGGCTGAACTTCCTTTGGATTATCATAGCCTTGATTAACTGGCAGTAAAGCACCAGGTGCTGTTGCATTTTTTTCCCAATAATCCGTATCAATAGAACCTTCATAATACATCCATCTCAAAGATGAACCCAAAGAAGCGTTGTGAATCATAAGTTGGTGCGCCTTATTAATCTCACGCTGTTTTCCTACTAAAGGACTCACAGCACTCATTGGATAAGGTGTTCCTGACCATTTATAAGTAAATGGCACTAAAGGATAATGTTCGACAGGCAATTCTTGTTCATATAAAGTAACATCTCCAGCTACACAACATTGTTTAATAGCTGGTTTATAAAATTCAACTTCTTCAACAACCATAGAAGCAAATTTAGCATCTTCCATTAATACTTTATGCTCTTTTGCAGTAACAACATTATTTTGGATAATACTTGCAGCTTTTTGAGCTTCCGCTATTAATTGTTGTTGTGCTGTCTGTAATTGTTGTTGATTTAATTTTTCTTGTTTTTCTATTTCTAGAGCCATTCTTTCTGGCAACATTTCTCCCGTTTCTACAGCTTCCATCATTTGTGCTTGCGATTCTTGCATTTGCACAGTCATCTCTTTTTGCATTTCTTGTATCTGTACCTGAACATTCTCTTGTATTTTTTGCATTTCTTCTGGAGAAGGAAGAACTTGATAGAATATATTATAATATTTTACTTGTATTTTTTCATAAAGCTCAAAGAGTTCTATCATCTCATCTACGCTACCGTCTGTCTCATAACCTTCTGTAATATCCTTATATTGAATGTCTACAGAATCTGTCGCATTTTTTGAATAACCTATTTCTTCACCATAACGACCTGATGCTTTTTTAATTTTAGCAGAATATTCTGGATATGTTTTTAAAAGCTGAGTTCTAGTAAAGACTTTTCTAATCATAACATGAGCAGCATCTCTAAATAATGGATCTCTTGATTTCGGATCTACATAGATATCAAATGGCTCTGGTTGCTGTATAATGACTTCACCCATTCCTTGATCTGCATTTGGATCCACCGTTACAAGTAAATATCCAACACTTTTAGTTATTGCGTCATTTACTACATTAGAGTAAAGAGCCTGCCCGTTTGACTTATTCCATATATAATCAGCAATATCACTGAACACAGCAGCAATACCAGAATCAGAACCCTCCGCACCAACTGCTTGCCATCTAGGGTTAGAAGCTGTAGCGTAATAGTTAAGCATTTCAACGACAGGTATAACCCTGTTAATCGTAAAGGTTGGCATACCTGTTTCTTCCAAAGCTTCCTTTTCTTTTGCAGAAAGCTGATTATCCAAGTAAAAATCGTAACCTTGTTGATTATTAGTCTCCCACTTTTCTCTAAAACTGTTATTTAAAGATTGATATAGCTGCCTTACTTTATCTGCTGTTTTATCTTGTCTTTTTGCCATTAGATCCCTATGCTAATATCCAGCTTTTGGGCGATCTGGTTTTTCTGCTATGAGTTCCGTCTTTATGAACGGTAATACTTTGGGGCGGGTGAGCGTATTTTACGGCATATGCAAGCGCATCTATCGTATCATCATGTGCCATACGTGGTCCGAATGTAACAATTTCATGCTGTAAATCATAATGACTTTTTTTTATTTTTACAGATCCTATTGTCATTCGCTGCGCAAGCACTCCTTGTATTCTATCTAATTTGCTCTGTCTTGTTCCAGGTTTTTCTTCCCTCCACCGTACAGAAAAGTCATTTCTTCTTCTAGACTCAGCCATTAAAGCTTGAAATAATGGTCTACTCATTGTTGTATCTTCTACTACAAATAAAAGAGGATGGTATTTCTCCGCTATTTTATACATCTTATCAACAATACCTTCTTTATTATCACCAGGTATTCCAAGCACTGGTAACCCACGTTCTCGAATATAGTCCAATACATACGTATTATTATTTTCATCTACAGCTACCACCATTATTACTGAATAATCAGAGTCTCTTCTTGTCGAATCAGTTGCAGGATCCACTCCTACAAATACATTAACAGGAACAGCATCTCCCTCTGCTATAACAAAACTTATTCCAGTTTTATCATCATGTAAAAAGTTTCCTTCCCAATATTTGACGTGTTTCATGCTAAATATAGAATCTTCAGCACTTTGTACTTCCATCATATATTCTTGGTAGAATTTTTGTGGACTACCAGAGTCTTGATAAAACTTTTTCTTTTCTTCTAATTTTTTATTTGGAAACCAAGAGTCCCATAAGGCGTTGCCTTCTTCGTCAATAGCTTTATAAGTTTTTACTGTCCACGCAAAATCTTCTTTTTCTTTTTCAGCTTTTGCATAGTTACTTAATAAATTATTAATAAAGGAATCATAATGCACAGGAGTACCGTTAATGCGCAACCGACCAGTATGAGGCTCCAAAGCAGGATAAACAACCGCAGTGATAAGGTTGTTGTTCTTTGCTCTAGCTTCTGGAGTAATGGTATTATTTTCATCTTCAAAGTCATCCAATATAACCAGGTCATATCGTTTGTGAAGTTTTGCTCCACCTCTGATACCTGATATGTTTGATTTACATAAGAGTTTATGACCAGTACTAAGCTCTACATCTTCTTCAGTCCATTTTCTACCTTTTAAGTTTCCAAAATAATATTTTATTCTGTCGTTAAACTCAAGATGGTGCTTAATGTAGTCCATATTCCCAGTTGCAAGCTTTGCAGTAGCGGAAACCCAACCATAAAACAAAGGCTCTTTCGTCGTGAACAAAAAAGACCATAAAATATCGCATTTGGTTAATACGGTCTTACCATGTCCACGTGGCATAATTACAGCAAGCTGCTTTGTTTCTTTATCCATTATAGAATCAGCGATTTCATAATGGAACCAAGGTGTTTCAGATCTCATAAAGTCATCTGGGAGAAATAGTTTCCCAAATGCTATCATATCCTTTGACGCTTCTAGCAAAGCTTCTTCAGCCTTGCTGATATTCTGGGAATTTATATTCAAGCTAAAGTTTCAAGCAATTCTTTTACTTCAGCCCAAATTTCATCGTCTTTTTTAGACTTACTAGCCTTAACAGCATGGTCGCCTACCATTATGATAAGATTAACCATTCCCATTTTCTTTACTAGCCTTTGGATCATTCTTCTAAGCATTATATACTTCCCTTCCCATTTATTCTTCCTTTTAAAAAAGACAGATCATCAGTAACGTCATTAAGTTCTCTAACAATATCTTCACGATGTCGCTGAGAAATATCGTCACTCTTATTCCATCTGTCTAACATTTTTAATACAATTGATTCTACATTTGACATTTTAGTTTCAGACTTAGCTATAGCTTGTCTAATTTGATCAAGATCTTCATTTTGAGCCTTTTGACTCTTTATTAAATTAGTAATCATCATAACAAATAAAATTACAATTACTCCAATTGCTCCGTATTCAGCGTATGCTTCAATCATTATCATCCTCTCCTTCTTCTTCTTCTTTTATATCTTCTTTATCGTAGCCGGTATTAATTGGCTTTTCTAAATCATCTAAAGTTATAGGGTTATCATTTTTGTTCACTTAAATCTTTTTCTAAATATTGATCCAATTGTACCATACTTAAACCCATAACCCCAGCTAATTTTTCTTTAAATGATTTTAAATAAAATGGTGGATATTCAACTTTTCCTGACTTATAAACTCCCTCTCCAGTTACTTGTCCTTTAAATAATTTATTACCCACCCCTAATTTTTGGAATCCTTGCACCTTACCTGATTCTTCAAAAAATCCTGTAAGCTCTCTAGCTATTTCATCAATTACTGGTTCAATATCATCTCCTGCTTGTCTTGCTTTATTTAATTTTATTGCAAGAGGACTAAATCTTCCTAAATTATTTGATTCATTAAGAGGTCGTATAGCATCATCAAGATAAAATTCAGCTTTAGAGGCTCTTCTAAGAAAAGAGGTAGCCATTGTATATAAAGCATCTAAAGAGTTATTGTTATTTTTAATAGCCCAATCTGATTCAACCCTCGATAAAATATTAGATAACAATTTACCTGAATTTATTTTCGATATTTTTGCTTGACGTGTATAATCTTTAAATGCTTTTTCTTCTTGAACAATATCGATATTGTTCATTGGATTAGCTTGCTTAATTCTTCTTTTTGCCTCTGCTGCTCTTGACATTAATTCATTAGATTGTGGCGAAGCTAATTCTATATCCGTTATAAGTTTATATGGTTTTCCACTGTTAGTAGTTTTGGCGGTTAAATTAAAAGAAAGGGTAGAAAGTGCTTTTGTTTTATCTGAACTAAATTCATTTATAGGTTTTACCATATAAGAATGTTTTGTTATAGAATTCCCATAGCTATCAGTTCCTTTAGGAACTACAGAATCTATTATTTTAATATCTTTCTCGTTGTATATATTTGCATGTCTTCCATGAGTAGCAATTTCAGGCATCTCATTTGCCTGTGTTTTAAGATTATCAATATCAAATATATCCCAGTCGCCTGATCTTCGAACAGGTTTTAATTTTTTGATTCTAGCTACTCTTCCAACAGGTCCAGCTGCTAAAGTAAGCCCAACGTCTAATTTAGACTGAGGAATTACAAAATCAACAAAATTCTTTAAATTCCTCTCTCCTCTTTCTTTTTTTGCTGGATCTTTCTGTTTAGATGGAAGCCACTTTACAAGCCTTTCCCCCAATGTAGGAGGCGAAGCCTCGAAATTTTTTGGACCGACCCCTTCGGGTCTAGCCATCACATCAAAAAAGTCTTCGTCGTTATGATTCGGTTTGTGCATCTATTTAAACCTTTCTATTCCGCCTTTAAGATCTACCAAGACACCATCAAGGTCTAGGTAAACATTTGTTTTGGGATTCTTTTTTAATATTTTATTTATACTATTTATAGTTTCTTTTTTACTAGTATGTAATATTGCTTGACCCCCAGCTGCCCTAAAATTCTCTACATTCTTAGGTGTATCGTCGACAAGAAGAGAGCCAGGATTAGCGTATTTTTCTTTTTTACTCTCTACGATAACATCATCCGAATGCTTTCCTAAATTCTTTTTTACCCAATTACGTTTACCCATGCTTATTGAATCATCAGTAAGGTTTTTACCTCCAGTTAAAATTTTAACATTATCTAAATTTTTTGTTTTTTCCCAAATAGACTTGCCTCCCTTATTCCAATTTAAATTAGAAAAAAAAGATGTCATATCTACACCTGTATTTTTCATTTTTACCAATTTTCTTAAAGGACTTACTATAGGTCCAGCTGCATAGAGAGCCATATCAGCTTTAGATTGAGGAACAATAAAATCAATAAGATTACTAAGACCTCGCATTTGCTCTGAAGCTCTTTGAGGATCTTTATGCCTAGAAGGAAACTTTTCTACAAGTTTTTCCCCAAGTGTAAGACTTCCCCTATGATTCGGTTTGTGCATCAGCTACTTCGCCTGTTAATTCTGGGCGTTTAGCTGAGTCCAACATCTTGTCGGAAAAACCTTGAAATACAGCACCCGTAAGCTGGGTAACCTTTTGTTTTGGAATAACGTCGGCAGCATCCCATAACATTGACAACGCTTTTAGTCTATCATTAGACCTGTCCGCATTTTCGGCTTCTAACTTAACACCCTTAATAAGGTATTTAAGATCAATACCCATACCTTTTAGCACTTCATCGAGTTCTTCTTTTACAGCACTCACAATTCGCTCCTGTTTTACTAGAACGGCAGATTTCATTTTAGCATATTGGTTGTTTTCTGTACCAAATGCTCGTTTATAGGCTTCTTCGGGTGAAAATCCATTAGCAATATACTTAGAAAAGGCTGCTTCATTAGCAGTTAAGTAATTACGGGTAGTAATTCTTTTCTTTGTATTCTTTGATGCTTTAGCTGAAAAGGTGTAGATGTTTTCTCGTCTTTCGGTATCCATCTTATCTGTCGGTCTACAAAGGTAAGTACCAGTGCAAGTTCCTATGTATTTAATAGGATATCTACCTTGATTCATTACTTTGTTAACTCTGAGAGCTTGTATTACATTATCATCGTCTGCTCTCATCCAGTCACCTATTTCGGCATCACGCCAATCATTAATAATATTTATTGACTCAGGGATCTCGTTTTTATTTTCATATACGGGATGGACATTCTTACCGATCTTATATTGGCGCAACTAAGCTTCTCCAACACATTCCCCTGGCAGAGACATCAGTAAAGGCTCGATTAAACCAGCTTGATCTATTTTTTCCATCACTTCTTCACTAGCATTAATTGCGACAGGTGTTTTATCATAATCTATCTTTTCTTCTAACGATTCTAACTGCCCTGTTGTTTCATTCACAATTATAGTTAATGTGTATATTTTCATGCTTGCAGTTTAAAAAACAATACTATTATAAAGAAACTAAAACTTCTAAGTATTTTCTACTTGACTGGTATAGGTAAAAACCCTTACCGTTGCCGTAGGAGAAAAAGCAAAAAACTTCTTTTTTCTGACTTTCGTTAGAACTATTAAAAAAACCCCCCCTCTACATATAACATAGGCTTGTCTTTTTAGATAGACTAAGCATTTCGTTATAATTGATCAAAAGTTTAAAAATTACCACAAAATGTTACGCACTCTATATTAGTAACAAGCGTGCTTGCTTCGGAACTTCGTTTCCGAAAAATAGTTATTTTTCAATAATCAAATAGAAAGGAATGTTATGAAAAACTTCATCACATTTTTCCTCACTGTGTCCAAAGACTCAGGTCGCTCTTACTACAGCCCAGCTCTATGGTCCAACGGTCATAGCGTCAAAGGCAACGACGGCAAACCTATCGGTTTCTCCGGTGTCGAGAACGGAAGCAATGGCAAGCAATTGCCCGCTCACACACCTTCTGCCCTCCTGCCGGACGCTGACGTTGACCCTTCCAATCTTCCCGAGAAGATTAGCTGGGACGTAGCCAAGCGAACGACTGTCGCCTTCGTCGAGCAGTCATAGCTCAAAGCCCTCACGGGCTTTTTGTTCAACATAAATGTCTAATGGGTAGTGGAAGTAGATCAACAAGTAGTCTTACTCTCCCCTTTACTACATACCTACACTACCTATTAGCATCACATACAGTTACACAATAAGGATTTATAATGACAGATTTAAACATATTTTACCTATCAATTACAACCTATATGATACTTAGTGCAGTAGTGGTTATTATGCTACGAATACAGATAGATAAGTCGAAGAAAGAACTAAGAAGACAATCGATGGCATCACAAGATATGCTGGATAAAGTAGGATTACAATTAATTGAAGAAAAAGAAAAGAATAAGATTTTACAACAATATCTTGGGGGTAAGGAATGACTGATAAAGTAGATTTTAGAATAATGAGCAGACATAAATGTCACGATTGTGATAGTCCGCTAAAACTGAATTTAATTAATAGAAAATCAAAATGGAATGACAAGAAACAAGAGGCAGAATTAAGAAAAAGAGTCTATTGTTATAATTGTTGGAAAGATAAATATGCCAAGAAGTAAACACCATACTAAAAAAACAAGTGATTCAAGTCGTCGTAAAGCAAATAATATTCGTAAATCAGTGCGACAATATCTAGAGGGCAAGACACATAAAATGCTTAAAGCAATAAGAGTACCAGATAAAGATATTGATAGACGATTCTCTAAAGCATTTCCTGATAAAGTATTAAAGAAAGCCAGGATGTTAGAAGATGAGTAAGATGAAAACATTTATAATAGATAAAGATAAATACAGATCGCATGAATTAAAAGTATGCTGCGGTTGGGATGTTGAGGCAGATGAAGACGGTTGCCATATTGTAGCGTGTGATTGTAAATACTGTTCCAACATTCCAATATCTATAAAGGAAGAGAGAATCAAAAAAGAAATTTTAAAGAACTCATCTCATCACAGTAATCTATGAAGCTAATAGATGAAAAGATGTGATGATAGGTGGGATTTGTAGATTATATGTTAAGCACCGGTTATGACTATTGACGTGAGTTTACACGATGCATTTAGACCCTGAATTTTGAATACTAGAATAGAGTAATTCAGCCTTTATGTAGCAAATCCTACCGCTCATTATTAAAAGGGCTTAGATATTTATTTGTCATTAATAAATTGATAATATGTAGGTTAATTCATTAAAAATAAATACTAAGTCCTTAATTAAGAGAGAAGTTTAGGCGGCAATAAAAACCCAACATTACGTAAGTAGAGAACTAAAGGATATCCAGCAGACAGCACTGCAACTCGAAAAGCAAAGGTTCTTCTCTCAAATATTTAATTATTAATAACATCAACTAAAGGATAATAAAATGATAACACTAGACATTTACTTATTATTAAGTATAATCGGGATAACAATAATATCACTATACGTAAACATTTTTACTGCAGTCAAAATATATAATAAATTTCGCAAAGAAGATCATTTAGATAGTATGAATAATGCCATAGAGGGATTACATCTTGAAAATATGAACTTAATAGAAGAAGTGGCAGGTTATAAGAAAAGATTGAAAGAAGTGAATAATAATTACTATCGTAGCTTTGAAAATTTACCACTTTGTGCTAACTGTGTTAGAATAAAGAATAAAACAGAAAGAATAAGCACTGCAGACGCTTTTGAGAAATATAATAAAACTATAAAAACAAATGATGATGAATGACAAAGAAAAGAGAATATTTAACAATAATATGTACTAATTGCGGATTTACATCAAAAACACCTTATTGGAATGAACAAATTAGTCGAACGAAATTTATTAAATTGTGCTATAATTGCAATCCTAACTATAATAAAAAAAGAAAGAAAATATAATGATGTCAATATATACAGTAAAATTATACAAACTTAATGGCGTACAATGGGTATTTGATGACCCAGCAAAACAAATATATAGAGAAGCGTTCGTTGGTGGTGCAGATGAATTAATTGATAGTTGTTTTAAGATGAATGGATGGAAATATAATAATCAAATGAATTATACCTTACAATTCTCTACAAAAGACTTTCCAGGTTCTACTCATTTAGAATTTTATCCTTTAAGAGGTGTAAAAGAAGAAATGGAAAAAGATAATCCATATAATCTAACAGAATTAATGGATACGGGTACATACTGGATGTGTTATGATATTGATAACCAGGATAAAATAATATGGTTATGTGACACTCTTGATGAATACAGAAATTATGATGATACTATATTATATTTTAATATTAAAGCCAGTAAAAGAGATTTAACAATAGAAGAAGAAGTAGAAAATAATTTAAGGAAATTAATATGATTATATCACAATTAATTGATTACTTAATAGATCTTAAAGTTGCATTGAATAACAATGATAAAACAAAGTTCGATAAAATAAAAAAAGAACTTACATCATTAAACTTGAATTGTGACATGAATGGTAACATTGAATCAAATATAAACAATAAAACACAGAAAGAGATAGAAGAGATATGGAAAGAAGTATACAAGGAAGATTAGTTGATAAATTAAACGAGCTTAAAGAATCAATGAGAACTAGGCACGTATCATCAGTCGAAATAATAATGTTAGCTCATCAAATAGTAACAATATATGATGAATTAAAAGAAAAAGTTGGTGAAGAAGAAATTAAAATAGAATCTAAGACCTTTTGGAATGATATTAAACTATACACATCTGATGGTGAATTGGAAGAATATGCTGAAGACATTGAGAGTCAAGCATTTGCTCAAGGTAGAATAACTAATAAAGACTCAGGTGCTTGCAATGTATGTCTTGGTGATGGTGTATTATTATATAATAATATAATGAGAGGAATAAAAAAAGATGATGAAGCATTTATGAACCCAGATGTATTAGAAGAACCTTGTCCTGAATGTAATGGAGCAGCATAATGAATGATATAGATAAAATATTTAAAGAAATATCAATAATACTTAATAACATGATGAGTACTGCTAAAAATTTAGAGGCTAGAATTGATAGACTTGAAACTTATGTCGATATGAATGCTGAAATTAGAAATGTAGGATCAGAAACAGGCATTGAAGATACTGAAGAGTACAAATAATGAGTGACGGTATTGAATTAAATAAAAAAGAATACATAGCTCTGTGTAATGTAATTGATAATATAGAAGATCGAGAAATGATTCATTACGAAGAATCAGGATATCCAAAAGACCACGTGTATCTTGATATAGTGACATTATCTCTAGTATTAAAAAAATATAAATACAAGGAGAATAAATAATGCATGGTACGATAGATAACGGTATTTATATTAAAAAAGAATCAGAAAAAGGTAAGCTACGTAATTTTAGTAAACCTTTAGGTGCTTGGACCATAAATATGGATGAGATCAGTAATAAAGACATTGATCGAATTGTATACTTTACCGAAAGCTACATTTACAGAATAAGTTATAAAAAAGCGTTTGAAAAAGGCTATATCAAGACTTTGGCAGGCGAATTAAAACTAATAGTCCCAATAAAAGAATGGATAAAGGAGGAGAAATGAAATTAGAATTATTACCAGTAGAAAAAGAAGTAGTACAAAGAGTAAAAGATAGACTAGAACTAGGTAGAGGTAAATATGGTGGTGATATACCTATTAATGGTGAAAAAAACAGAGACAACTTAAAAGAATCTATTGAAGAAGTCCTGGATTTAGCAGTTTATGCTGCAGCCTTACTAGTAGAAGAAGAAAAACATTTAAACAAATATAAAATAGCTTATCATGCTTTTATGGAAAGATGGGATAGTTTACCACCATCAGATCAATATGATATAGGTGAAGAGCTAGAGGAATTGGGATTATGACTAAATATGATGTAACATTATTACAAAGTTCAACTGGTACAAAATTGGTGGAATTAATACTTGAATTACGTAAAGAAATGAGAATGTGGAAAGATGAATATCTTAAAATGATAGACGCTTCAGATCCTTATATTGTTGAAGATACAACATTTAATGAATTGAATAAAAAAGTAAATATGCTTAAGAATGATCATCATAATGCATTAAATTCCCTAACAGGATTTAAAGGGAAAATTCATAGTGAACAATTAAAATATATGAGATCGGAGAGACGTCGTGACAGATATAAAACCTCCATTTAATCCAGTAGATATATATGATAGATACTTAAAGCTGCAATCAGATGAAAAGCAAATAGAAAGAAAAAAAGCTCTTAAAAATCGTTATGCTGCTTCAAGTGCTGGTTTATGCAAAAGAAAACATTGGTATGCTTATAACGATTATGTTATGAGTGAAAATGATGCAGATTTAATAAGAAAAATGAAACTTGGCACATTGGTAGGTCAAGACTTTGATGATGCGATGAATTGGATGTACACTAATCTAAAAGAAACAGGTGACATTCATTTTAATCCAGATTTAGAAATTATAATAGAGGGAGAAGTCGCAAATAAAGAATTTAATATTCTTGGTCACTTTGATTTACTAGTTATTAAAGATAAAAAAGGTTATTTGTACGATTATAAAACTTGTCATGAATGGACATTCAAAAAAGCAACAGGTAAAATACTTAGTAAACAAAACGATAAAGATAATTACGCTTACCAGCTAGGTACATATGCTTTTATGATTGAAGAAAGTCCTGATTATGATTGCGATGAAATTGTATATATGGAAAATATTTATGTTAATAAAAATGATAGTAAAGTTAAATGTAAGCAAATAGATCTACGATATAAAGAATTTGCTAAAGAATATTGGTCATCTGTTAATAGAAATCAAGTATATGCAGTACCACCACCATTTGGATTACATCAATTCACACCTGCTTATAATTGGGAATGTGTAGGTTATTGTAATTTTACTAAGCATTGTGATTCACCTTATAAAAAAAGTAAAGGAAAATAATGAAAAAACCTAATAATATTAAGAAAAAAGCCAAAAAACCTAATAAAGTTGGGAATTGGAGAGGAATTGAAGACAAATTCTTTAATAATGTAAGAAAAGGCTTTATAAGCTTAATGAAACCACCTAAATAGGAGAAATAATGGCACATCAAGACACAAACGAACTAAGTATAGTAAGTAATATGTTACCTCAGATTGAAGAACATTTAGAAAAAGTTACTAAACTTCATAAAAAGGTAAGCGATCTTAAAACACCAGAATCTCAAGTAAAGAAAAGAGGATTTGATGGTCAGGAATATGTTGAATTAAGCTATATGAAATTTGTAGCTGATGAATACTTTCCAGGATGGTCATTTGAAGTTATATCATGCGGTAAAAAAGATGATGATGAATTTGAAGTTCATGGAAAATTAAGCTGGTATGATTGTGGAGTTAAAAGAAGAGGTGATATGGTAGCATCGCATCCATTTCAAAGATCAACTAAAAATCCTGATCAATTTGTAGGAGGTGGTAATACTCGTAAAGCTGCAGTAACTAACTGTCATAAAAAAGCATTTAATACATATATGAATATCGCTGATGATGTTTATAGAAATCAGATGGTTGAACTAACACCTGAAGAAAAGGTTTTGATTAAAGAGAAAATGATTAAAGCTAAATTCTCTGAATCAGAAATAGAACGAATACAACTAAATGTAAGGAAAGGTAAAATAACACAAACAGAACTACCTGAATTACTACAATGGGTTGATAAAGGACCCAAAAAATAAGGAAATAAAATGGAATTTGAAGAAAAAGTAACATATTTCGATCCAAGTGAAACAGAAGAATTTAAAGTTGTTCCAGTAGGAGAACATAATGCTACTGTTAAAAACTTTGAATTGAAAAGAGAATGGTCAAATAATGATAATCAAGTAGCAGATATATATGAAGCAACTTATACATTAGCTGACGGTTCTAAACAAGAAGTTAGAAGCAAAGGTTTCTTCTTATGGAAAAAGCCTGGTAAAGATGATTCATTTGTTGGTAATCCAGCGGGTAATAAAAGGATTAATATCTTTTTAGAAGCAATTGGTTACCCTTTGAATACTGTCAAGATAAAAAATAGTAAAGGTGAAGAGCAGGAAGTAAATGCTATCCCTGAACTGCTTGACAATCAGCATATTGTAGATCAGCCTGTAAAAATAACTGTAATTCATGAAGAATACAAAGGTAAGACTTATGCTAAAGAGGTAAAAGTAGAACCCTGGACTAATGCTCCTACTAAAACTGAAAAAGATGATGAGGATCTACCGTTTTAACCCTTCCACATAATGGGAATCCCTAGGGCTAGTAACGATGGCTCGCTATAACACAAGGTTCGAATCCTTAACCTTAACCAGTGTGGTAAACTGGCGCACTAGCCCGATTCCTTTAATTAATTCACCCTAATAATAGAAAGATAAGAAAATGAAAAAATATCAACACGGAGATGTTTTAATAAAAAAACTCTCTAGCCCAATTAAAGAAACTAAAGAAGAACAATATGGTCTTCTTAAAGGTCAAAAACTAGATCTTACAGATAAAAATGAAAGATGGATGCAAGGTCATAGAGTAGTAATTGCAGAAGGCGAAGTTACAGGACACGCTCACGCTTTTAATTTAAAAGATAATCCTAATGTAAAAATAACTCTATTTAAAAATGGTTTAAGACATGGAACTAAAGATAGTGACACACCAGATTTTATGAGAATCGAATTTGGTCCTGCGATTATAACTCACGAAGAACATAATCCAATTGAAATACCTAGTGGCGATTACTCTGTAAGTCAAGTTAGAGAGTTTGACTATTTAAGTTTAGAAGCAAGAAGGGTGGTAGACTAATGTTACAAATAGTAGAACAATTATTATCACCTTTTTCATTTTATACAGTAAAAAAAAATAAAAATGGTAGATTCAATAAATTTTATGGTAATGATGGTAAGATGTTTACTTATCGCTCATATGGACTGTATTTCTTTAAATATAAAGGAAAAGTTCGAATTTTGTTTCGTAAACCAGAAAATTTAGAAGATGCTTTGAATAACACAGTATTAGTATGTGATAAGACTGGTTTTGGAATGAAAAAAGAAATGAGAGGACAGAAAAGTAGTTACCATTGTTCATATATGCTAGAACATATGCATATTGATCATGTAAGTAAACATCATGGTGTAACAGTTAATGGTACAATTATGTATAGATCAGAACAAGATATAGATACAGGCGTAGAAGAAGAAGAAAAAAATCTACATTGTCCTACCTATTATTATCTTCCTAATGATCTAAAAAATAAATATCCTTTTGTTAAATATATGTGGTATAATTTAGATGGTACACCTAGTGAAGAAACCAAAAAAAGTGAATACTATATTCACAAAAAGAATATGCTTGACGCTTACTTAGACGGAATGAGATTACGTACAAATAATATGTCTAAAAGACGTAGAATTGATAAGAAAGCAATTACAGCAGTTGAAAAAGCAGAACAAAGTGGAGATTGGTCTAATATTGATCCAGCAGATACATTTAAAATAAAAAATGTAAGCACTAGACGTAAAATGTTAAGTCATTTTAGTGTTAATGAAATTATCAAATCTCAAAATCCCGAAACGGTAGATACAGCTGAAATAAACGGAAGTAAATATAAACTTATTAAGTTTGAACAAACTATTAGTGAAGATGTACCATTTACACATTGTTACTATTTAGAAATGTTAAACGTATCTACTGGTGAAACACATTTAGAAGGTGTAGCTCCCTATATTAAAAATAATGATATAATGTGGGGTCAATTTGCAAAGCGAAACACTCTTTATGCAGAAACCGTAGAAGCAGCTCTTGCTTGGAGAGATAGAGATAATAATGTTGAGAATGAAGAAGGAAATTTTAGAAGTTCTGGTGAATTAAATGAAAAATATGATTCAATAGATAAATCATATAATCAACCAGTGGCAATTTCATAAAATGCCTTACAATAAATGGCGATGTCCTCGTTGTAATTACACTAATGATCGGGAAGTAATGACATCCGAGGCTCGCCTTTATTGGTCTGAACTAAAACCAGGTATGCAAAACATAATTAAAAACTTATTTAAAATATGTGATAAATACTGTTATGGTGGCAGCTTAAATAAACAACAAAAAAGTAAATTTATATATACAATTGGTGCAACTAAAGATCTTAAAAACGTAATTCATGGTATTAATATATATATGTCTGATAAAATGTATAAAAAAGGATTTACTCTTGATTATTTAGCTGCAATAATAAGGAATAATTCAGAACGTAAAGAAATAATGTTAAAAGCAGAACGTAAAACCCGAGGAATAGATCCTCCAGGAGAATAATATGAGATATATGGTATATTGGAAAAAAATGTTAACTAAAGATCAGGGAGATGCTCCTATGAGAGATTTTGATACAACAATTGAAGCAAGAGCTTATATAAGAGGTTGTGTTGATGTAATTATAACATTTGATAAAGAAGAAGAAAATAGAGAAGTAGAATTACTTAATGAATTTAAAATAGAAAAAATAGAGAAAGGAACAATATAATGGGACACGAATTGTTAAATAACGATGCAATGTTTTATGTTGGACAAACACCTTGGCATGGTCTTGGTGAAAAACTAGAAATAGCACCTAATACTGAAGAAGCATTAAAGCTTGCTAAATTAAACTGGGAAGTATATAAAACTAAAACAATGATAAAGATATATGATGGAGAGTGGAAACGTTGGAAAGATAAATATCATGAAACAGGTTATTGCTGCACATTTAGATTAGATGAAAAAAAAGAACCAGTAATACTTGGTCATGTTTCTAAAAAATATGAAGTATTGCAAAATCAAGATGCATTTCAGCCGTTTGATGAAGTACTTCTAGATCAAGGTTATACATATGAAACAGCAGGTGCTGTTAAAAATGGTGAAAAGATATGGATCTTAGCTAAATCTCCAAATCAAGAGATGGTTGGAGATGATAAAGTTGATTCATATGTATTATTATTTAATAGCCATAATGGATCTACTGGTGTAACGATGAAACCTACTATGATTAGAGTTGTTTGTAATAACACCTTAGAATGGGCATTAAATACTCAAGGCGATAAAGGTATTAGCTTACGGCATACAACGGGCGTAAAAGACAGATTAGACACCTTAACGAATGCTTTACACACTTGTAATGGAGATATTAAATCTGCTATTGATATAATGAACAGAATGAATGATGAAGAAATTAATGCAGATATAATGAATCAATACTTTGAAGAAGTTTTTCCAAATTTAAAGAATAGAGATGTTGAAGCATATCATCCAGTAACAAATCGTAAATTACCTAATTTTGCAAAACCTCAATATGATAAATTAATGGGAAATTTTTATTGTGGAGTAGGTAATAAAGGTAAAACAATGTGGGATGCATATAATGCTATAACAGAATATGTGGACCATAACAAAAACTATAAAGATCCAATGTCATCAATTGGATTTGGATGGGGAAGAGACGTCAAAAGTAACGCTTTTAAGATTGGAAAAAAGTACGTTACAACTTAAACTTTCCTTACCCCCAAAACGGATTTATCTATAATTCGTTCAAGTAGGAACTAAACAAAACAGTGAAATGAAAGCCAGATAATTGCCTCGGTTGGCTTTGAGGCTGGCATGTTAATGAAAAAGTGTTTCTGGCTTTCGTTTCTTATCATAAAAAGAATGGAGAATATCATGCAAGTTTATACAGATCCTCAGTCATTAGTTAAAGATTTATTAAATAATAACTATCTATTAAAAATATCTTCTAAAGAATGTAAAGTTCTTTTAGAAGCATTAGAATGTTTTGATAATATTGATGCTAGTAATAAGCCAAGTACAGAAAGTTTAGTAAAAGCAATAACTGAAATTGATAAAGCATTGCAGCCCGTAGCAACAACAAATGTAGCTATAAATGGTTATGAAGCACAAGCCAAGTGCGAACCATGCCAAGATTAATAGAAAAAGAAATAAAAAAACCTAATAATATTGATATAGAACAACCACATAGTAGAGAAGCAGAAGAAGCAATACTCGGCTGCATACTTTTAAAATCAGATTTATTTAAAGAAGTAGAAGAGTTCATACCTAACAAAGATATCTTTTATTTAGATTCTAGTAAAATTATTTGGTCTAGAATGAAAGAGATCTCTGTGACACATGCAGAAATAAATCCTATTAGTATTCTATCTAAATTAAACAAAGAAGAAAAGAAATCAGTTACAGGATATTATTTAACGGGTTTGTGTGCAGATGTAGTTACTACTGCAACTATTGAAAACTATGCTAATATTGTTTTAGAAAAATACTTACAGAGAGAACTTTTAAAAGCAACTTATAAAATACAAAAGTCTGCATCTGATAATAGTGAAGAATTTGATTCTTTGTTAAAATATATAAAGAAAACAACCGATCAATTAACTTCATTAACTCCTAGTAAAGATCCAACATTAGATCAAATAGTTAATCAAACTATTGAATCAATTGAAACTAGTGGTAATTATGTAAAGTTTGGTTTTGAGAAATTAGATAATCTAGCTGGAGGAATGACAAAGGGTGAAATAACTGTAATAGCAGGTAGACCATCCCACGGCAAGACTACATTTGCTATTAACTTAGTTAAAAAGTTTATTGATCAAGGATTAAAGGTTCTTTGTATTAATAGAGAAATGACTAATATAGAAATGATGAAAAAATTAATAGTTCTAGAAAGTGGTAAACTAAGTTATTCTGATGTAAGAATGAATAATATGAATGATCAATCCTATGAAGAACTTGTTAGTGTAAATGAAAATATTGTAGAAAAATATACTAATAGACTTTTTATGTGTGATACAGCTAGAGATCTTGCAGCATCATCTGCACAAATAATGAAACATAAACCAGATGTAGTTATTGATGATTATATTCAATTAATTAAAATGGATGGTTATGATCAAAGAAGATTTGAATTAGAAACAGTTATGAATGAATATAAATGGTTAGCTAAAACATATCAAATTGTTCCCGTATTAATTAGCCAACTTAATAGAGATATTGAAAAACGAATAGATCCAATACCTAAAATGTCAGATCTTGCTGAATCTGGTTCAATTGAACAAGTAGCAGAAAATGTTCTTTTTGTATATTATGATTATAAAGTAAACTATGAGGAAAGTGAGCTTGGTAAAGATCATATACAGATAGTTGCAGCTAAAGTTCGCTATGGTGAAAATAGAAAGCTATTGTTCGGCTTTAATGGTGATAGAGTATTATTCCATGAAGACACTCAAAACACTGGAGAAGTTATGGTTGCTAAAGACGAAGAAGAAATTAAAGAAATGCTTACTCGTATAAAGCAAATGGACATGGCAAGTATTAAATAAATTGATTAGCAGGTTCTAGCATATAGAACTTTCTTTCTATTGTAAATGAAAAATAACTATAGAACCTGCTAACAAATTAAGGAGTTGATATGAAATCAATAGTAGTAAATAAATTAAAAGCAGAATTTCATAAAAGAGGAATTCAAATAACAACTGGAGCTGTTAATATTCTAGATGATCATATTCATAGACAGATTGTAAATATGGCAGGAAGATGTAAAGATGGTAATGTTAAAAGACTAACTGAAGATCTTATTTGGGTTGCAATAGGTAATCATAATGTACAAAGTTAATCTTGTAAAAACACCTATGTGTGATTATGAAAATTGCGATAAAACAGCTATATTTGAATTTACAGATGTAGTAAAAGTAGACCCAAAGTCTTTTCCCACAAAGACAATAACGATTGGTTATTCTTGCGATGATCATGTTGATAAAGTTAATAAAAAATTAAGAGGTAAAAGAGATGCCGAGTAAAAGTAAAGCTAAAGGAAACCGTTTTGAGCGGCTAGTCGTTGATATGACTAAACATTTTTTTAGCGATAATAAAGGTAATAATACTATAAGGGTTAAAAGAGCATGGGGATCCAATGGAGCTGCTATGGGTCAACACGAAGAAGTTGATATATTAATTGGTGATGATATTAAACTTCAAGCTAAATGTAGAGGAGCTATGGGTCAATGGATGATACCTAATGAGAATGTTGATGCACAGGTAATTAAAGCAGATAGAGAAGATCCATTGATTGTAATGAAATATGATGATTGGTTAGAAATGTTACAATGGGCGATATTAGGAGGTTGGAATAAATACGATAAAAATGAATAAATGCAAAAGCCAGAATAACCGTTCCTACCCTGGCTTTATGCTTCACCCTGAATTGCTTAATGAATGCCCAGTTCAAAAAACAAATAATAATTCTTAATTAAAACTTAATTATTCATTTTCATTTTATCAAGTTTTTTTACTCCTACTTCTTTAACTGCTTGAAACGCATCATAACCAGTACTTCCTGTTGGTAAATAAGGAGTAACACCTCTTTTAAAATGATCTTTAAATAAAGATTTATCTTTTTCTGCTGCTGCGTCTTTGTCAAATAATCTTTGATGAACATACATAATTAATGCTATTGTAGACATCCCACCTATACCTAATGGTCCAGCTCTTAATGCTTTTTGAAATATACTCCGATCTTCATCAGGCTTATCTTCTTCTCTTCCAGTTAATAAAAATTTACTCCATTGTGCTAGTCCAATACCTAAAGATATTGTAGAGTTTCCCATTCCTTGCATACCTTTTCCTAATGTCCTGTTATCAAAAAATTGTCTTTTAGCAAACCGAGATCCAGCAAAAGTTGCACCAGGTGCAAAAATTACTAAATCCATAATAGCTGTAACAAAACCCTCTCTCATAAATCTAGAAAAATGTGTAGCAGTGTAAGGGTTAACTGATCTTTGCGCTCTTTGACTTCCTCTAAATGGTCCACCACCAAAAGCACTAATAAGAGGATTCCAATTAAAAATCATATCTGCTGATACTTTTATACCACTCATTCCTAGCTTAAAACTATTGCTAATTTTATTTTCTAATGAATTAGGATTTTTTAAACCAGATGTTATCGATATAGTAGAGTTTCTTAATGTTCTCCAATTTGAACCTGTCTTTTGATTATGCCATATTTTCATTTTATTAATTGTGCTTCCTGCTAAAGGTCCTCTTAATGCAGCTCCAACGTGCTGATGAGATAAACCAAAGTCAGTTGCCATTGCATAATCTATACCAGCTTCTATTGCTTCTTTTGAATCCCACCTAGCAGCCCTACCACTTTTAACAGCTTGCATAGCTCCTATAACAAAACTTCTTTTTCTTAACATATTTTCTGTAGCATCTATTGTTGGGACATATCGGCTTAATTTAGAAAGTCCTGCTAAAGATTTTTTATATAAAGAAGCATTTTCAGTAAAATCTAATTGTCTTGTAATAGCATATTGTGCAGCTTTATTAAAAAATTGTCTATACTTACCCTCTGTTGTGTTTTTTAATTGATTTTTATAGTTAACTAAATTTTTAACCTTACCAGTTCTTTTTGCTTCTTTAATTAAACTTTTTAATCTTTGTATTTGTTTTTTATTTGCATCTACTTCATGTGGTCTTAAAACTCTATTGAAATAAGATCCAACAAAATCTTGAAATGTATCCATACCAGCATCACGAGTAAGTTTTTCCCAAAATTCATAATTAGGATGATCTTTCCACATTTGCATTTCAGCATCAAAAACCATTTCCATTCCAGATCTATCTAGTTTTAATGCATAAGCAGTAGCATTAACCATACCCTGTAAAGGACCCCAAAGTAAATTAAATGTACTGTAAGCAGATAAAGCATTAAAGAAATTAGTAAGCTGTCTACCGCTTAAATTTATTCCTACACTAGCTAATTGCTGACTTACTTTATTAGGATTCATATCTATACCCATAAATTGACTAGCAGCTTGTGGTGTATAAAAAGTTGTGTTAAATATTCCCATTGACGCATTTATCGTATTATCATTTACATTAGCTTTTTTTGCTTTTAACAATGCTTTACCAACTGCAATAACAGCTTTATTTCTAGTTACGGCTCTTGACATTTCTTGTATGTAATCGCCCACTACATCTTCATCAACTCTCATATAGTCAGGATTCATAACTCTTGTTAAATTTTTAAAGTTTTTATAATAAACTCTAGTATTTACAGGTTGACCAGTTTGTGGATCTACAGGTGTTTCTGGATTTCTTATATAGCTTAATTTTTCTTCTAAAGCAATAATTGATCCTTGATGATTGTTTATTTCTCTTAACAATTTATTCCTAGTTAATGCATTTAATTCGCTTTCAGGATTTTTTAAAGCTAATCTTTTTTTATCCAATTGACTTTTTTGTGATTCTATAGAGTTTTCAAATTCAACAGGCACTAAACTACGTAACCACATACGAGGAAAATATTCTCCTTTTTTAACCATCGTTGCAGCATTTAAACCAGCAACCTCTAATTCTGGATCTAGCAAAGTTCCTATATGCTCATTTAAAAATTCAGTTAATCCTGCAGCTTTAGCTTCTTGTTTTAATCTACCTTCTTCTTTTGCATTAAATTCTATTTGTGCGACTAATTCGTTACCAAGCTCTTTAAACAATGCACGAGCTTCATTAATTGTTTTCATAAAAGCGTCATAAGAAGATTCTCCTATAAAATCATCAGCATCTTTACTTAGACTTTCTAGTACTTTAGTTTCACCATCCATACCTTGGTATTCAAATGGCACTTCATTTTTCCATCTCCATACATTTTCTTTTATTTCAATTTCATTTGCATATCTAGTAATTTTGCCGCTTTCATCAATAATAGTTCTACCTCCCATAACCTCACTAAATAATCTAAATCCATCTTCACTAGATAAATTGCTTATTCTTGCAAAATTATGAACATCAGACTTTATGCTATTAGCACCAAAATCTCTAATTAGTCTTGCTTTTTTATTTCTTGGAGTATCTATAAATGAATTAGCGTATTTTTGTGCATCTAAAGTAAATGTTTCTGTTTGTTGATTAATAGCAAACATTAAACCAGAAGGATCTCTTAAAGCCATTTGTTTTGGAGATCCCCATTCGTACTCTAAATTACCAATTAGACCTCTATTGTCTTTAAACATCCTTCCACCGTTTATAGCATTATATGTTTTCCATTGCAAGACACGCAATGCTGGTACAGGCATAGTTTCTAGAACAGGAACTCTTTCAAATTTTTCATTTGTAAACCATTCCATCTGACTAACGGGATTATCTTGATTATAACGACTAGCTTCTCTTACTATTTCGTGATATATAAGATCTTGTATCAGTGGATGTGCTTGCACTCTTGACAGTATTTCACCAGCTAAAGCTGCTTGCTCACCTTTTTGTTCTTTAACAAATCTCCTTAACGCCCTGTCAATTGCTTTTTGCTTTTTATCTGGAGATAAATTTTTACCACTAATAAAATTTTTAATAGAACTAAACAATCTAGTAGTTTTAGGCATTTGCTCTTCGCTGCCTAGTAAGCCACGCTGCCTATCTAGAACTTCTTGTCTTTCAAAGTAATCAACAATACGTGCATTAGCACTAAATTTATCTGTATCTATACATTTACTCACAGCCCATATACTCCCTTATTGTTTTTTGAAATTTGTCATTAGCAGCAGGCATATCCTTGTATCTTTCATGATCAAAGTTTTTATCTTTTATAATATCATTGTACTTGCTAAAATATTCTTTCATTACACCTGGATGTAAAAGTGATTCGCCCTGCCTATTGCTAACTGGAGGTATCTTTCTTGCATTTCTTTTATTATATTTTGTTTCAGCATCATATACGCCACCTAAGAAAGTATAAGTTGCTGCAACTTTTTCAACTTCAGTTAATTCATTAAAACCTCTTTGACGTTGACCATCAGATCTGTCATATCCATCTAACCAATCGTCTACAAAATTAACAAAGTCTACATTATAATCCCAAGTCATGCTATTCGCTATTTTACTATTTTCAACATCCTCATCTTTTTCAATTGTTTTATAAACTTCATTCATTGCAGTTCTCATGTAAGCACCCCACTCATTGCCTGAGTTCATTTGACTTAGCATTACCTTAGGATCTATACTTTGTAAATCTTGTATAGTATTAGCACCTACCGCATCCATAATAAATCCTAACTGCACTATATCAGACGATATTTCTTTATAGGCTTCATTGTGTGCGTTTCTACTTTCTGTATTGCCAATATTAAAAAACTCATCAATAGAAATATCTGCAGCATTTAATTTTTGTATAGGCATAATAGCTAGCTTTTCATGAGGATGTAATTCATTTTTCATATTAATAGATTCTACATATTCAATAGCATTAACTTTTACGCCATCTTCTGTTTCAATAGAGCCACTAAGTCTATTTTTTACATAAGTATTAGGATCACTATTGAAATCATTATATTCATCACTTAAAGCCATTAACTCTTGTAACGTTAAATTTCTACCTTTTTCAGTACCAGTTTTAATACTCTGAGTTACTTTCGCCATATCTATAAAGGCTTTGCTTAGAACTTGATATTGAATATCTGATATTTCAGATCCGTCTGTATTGTAAAATAACATTTTGTATAATTTTTCCTGTGAATAATCCCATTGTTTTAAAAGCCTTAATGAAACATTATCAAAAGCTGCTTGAGCATAATGTCTATATAATTGCTCTAAAGACATTTTTTTGCCTAATGCAGGATCATTTACTATAGCTTGTAAATTATTAACCTTAACAGTTTTACCTTCTATCTCCATACTGCCAAATCGTGTTTGCGCAATACCAGCCACTCTTTGAACATTAGCAATTTCTCCAATTGCAGTTTCTCCAAATGTCATTTCTCCCATAAGATCTAACACGTTATTTAAATCACCAATTGAGCCATCTACTACATTATCTGCCCATTCATCTAAGGATAAAGCAGCCATTTCATCTTGATAGGTCTGGTTTTTGATTAATTGTGATTCCATTTTATCTGGTAATATAGAAATATGACCCGTATCATGGTCATAATCACCTTCAAAGACCTCTTTAACATCTTGATCATTAATCATAAATGAATCACCAAGACCGTTTTCAAATCTATCTACTGTTAACATTCTATATCCAGCTCTAGAGGGAACAGGATGTCTAACAAGCATAACATTTACTGGATTTTGCTTTACAAGTTTATTTAAATCGTCACTAGATAATTGCATTATTTGATCCATATCCATATTAACTCTTTTTATCTGAGCTAATTTTCTAGCAATAGTTTGCTTTATGGAGTGTCCAAAAGGTAAAACTATTTTCCCTTTATCTATATTTTCAACAAAATTAGGTCTAAAATCTAAAACTCCACCATCTTGTTTGACATCCATAGCTTGTGAAAATAAACGATTTTTAACTAATACAGATCCATAATCTAACTGTGATGGATGTAAGCCAGCCCCAACTTCAGCCATTTCTATAATCATTCTTGGCATAGAGTCTGGATGTTTATTTTTTACATTCTTTAAAAATTCATTAAAAAATTTATCATTTTGTGATATGTTTATCATATGATCTATAACTCTAGCAGCAGAACTTGGATTACTAGGATCTTCTATAAGTTTATTAAGCTCATTTAAAAAAGCAGGATCATTTAAATAATTAGTAACCTGCATTGGAAATGGAGCTTTTTGTTTGTCTGCTTCAGTAAATTGTATGTGACCAGTAGCTTCAGATGGTAACTCATGTATCTTGTTAAAGTCAGTATAATCGCCTAATTGAACTTTTGCTTCATCTGTAGTAGCTAAATGATCAATATATTTAGTATAGTTACCATCTTTATCAGCTACATAAATATTAACTTCATTTTTTTCTCTTCTTATTTCTGCAACTTTTTTTGAGCCATTAAAAATTTCTGACTTACTAGCATTTTCTGGCAAGTTAAAAGTCATTTCTTGATGTTTCATTAACAATGTATTGTTACCATCCCTAACAACTTTAACTGTCTTAGCTCTTTTTGCTAAAGGATTAGCACCTACTTCATCAAAATATTTTTTAGCAAATACTCTTTCAGATGTAATAGTCATACCATCGCCAATATATTGATTTTTATTATTAGCAAACATAATTAAGTTCTTCTTGCTAATATCTCCATTTTTATATGTAGTTCTTGTAAATAAGTCTGCAGTATTATTTTTTAAATCGACTAACTTTAATGTGCTTTTTCTACCACCAGTTCTTGTTGTAGCTGGTGTAAATAATATTTTTATTCTATGCATTATTTTATGAGCAGATAAAGTATGGTAATCATCACCTAATAATTCTTTATATGCCTCATGCCTAGCAATTCCTGCTGCTTGATACTCTTCTACAGATCCATAAATATCAATCATCTCTTGATCTGTTAACTCTTTTCCTAAATATTGATGTGCTAAATCTTCAATACCTTTTCCTTCTTTTTTCCAATATTTAACTGGATCAAGATTTCTTTGTGCATCTGTTATTCTTATTGTTCCTATTTTATCTGAATCTCCCTTAATAAACACAGGAACTAAACCAGCGTCTTTAAGTTTTTCGCTAGTTAACATCTTTAAATCTTCAGTATTTAAAAAACCATATATTTTAGATCTTCCCCAATATTGTGATCCATCTTCTTTGGTAACAGGTTGATCGGATTTTGTAACATTAACTCCGTTTAACCAAACAATAGGTGTTTTAATAAACCTATCTGCCATAGTTGCTCTAGCCCAACCAGCCTTTCTTCCTTTCTTTTTATTAGTATAGCTTATAGGACCCCATCCGGAAGCGGTAGTTCTGTTTATTTGAATTTGAACAGTTTTCCTACCTGGAGGTGTATCTGCAAAATCTCCTCCTCCAATATCTCCGTCATTAATAACAACGTTGTTTTCAACAAGGTTACCAACAAAGAATTGTACTAATTTTCTTTTTAAAACAGGATTGGTAGAAACAACTTCTTTAGCTGTTAAACCTTCAAACGATTTTAAACCAAACTCATCAGTGCTAATTGCATCTACAAAATCTTCAAACTCTATTGTATTTTTAGCTAAGTCTGTAATTTCATCTAACTTGTCTTTTTTAAGCACAATATCCATAGCCTCAAAAAAAGCAGAGTTTAAGTGAGTAAAGTTTTCAGTGTGTATATCTGCACCTTCTGTGTCTTGCTGTCCTATTGATTCTTGGAACCAATCTGTATTTTGCATAAAGACAACATCTACGTCTTTTAGGTCTGATTCAAACGCTTGTGAAACGTGAGGTTTAGTAGCCATTTTATCATATATAGCGTATGCTATATCCCCTGCTAATGTTTGATTTGGTGCAAACGTATTAGCCCAATCATAAAATATTGCTTGTAGATTTTCAGGTAAAGATGGTCCAACATATTCTTCTACCCATTTTCTAAACATACCTTCTGCTTTCATTATATCAGAATCAGGAAATTGTTTTAATAGCTCGTAATATCCTTGTCTAAATTTTTGATGAAGAACTGATTTATTTTTTTGTTTAAAAAATAAAGGTACTCCCATGTTCAAATCTACAGGACCTTGCTTTGCAGCTATTTCATTTAGAAGTCCATCTCTGTCAAGACCTTTAGTGTCATCCTTTACTCCTAATTCATCCATAAACTCCAATTCTTCCGCACCTAATTCTGTTTTATAAAAAGGAGTAACATCAATAGCTAAATTTTTAGCATGATTTATAATTAACTCGTCTGGCATCTCATTTAAAATTTCCATAGGCAAAGCACCTGGAATTGCACCTTCTGCTGCTGTCTTGATTATAGTCTTAGCATGGTTTGTACCAGCTTCTCTAATTGTTTTGGGTTTAGTATCTACATCGCTATCCTCAAGCAGTGATATTAAATCATCCCTTAGTAGATTTCTTGTTTGACCACCCCTCTCTTCTGTGTATTCCAATCCTCTTGCTTCTGCAATTTCTATCATCTGAGCTACTTTTAAAGCTTTATAGTTAGTTTGCTTGCCTTCAGCAGTTACAGTTGTAGTGCTTGTTTGCTTTAGTCTTTCTTTTTCATCTTCTAAATCTCTAATAGCTACTTCTCTGTCTAATGGTGACATATGGTTTTGTATATTTAAATCTTTTAATTGCTCAATTCTTTTGTCTATTTCTTCAAATTGGCTCTTTTCTGCTTGATCAATTAATTCATCTATAAAATCAGGAGCTATAGCATTAATTGATGGATCTAAGCTTGGCTCAACAGTTGGATCATATTGATCAATTGATGTTAAATCTTGTTCAGGTACATTGTCAAATTCTTGTGCCAATCTTTCAACGTTTGCAGCTTCTCTTTGTGATGCACTTACAGGTAAATTTCTTCTAGGAGATTTTTTTACAGGAACAACTTCATCGCTTTGCAAATCTTCTGGTTTTACATTTAGTATTTCTGCAATTTGTTCTGGTTGCAGCATTAAGTTACTAAGACTTCTTTCGTTTATAACAAAGTCCATATACTCTAAATCATTTTTATACTGCTTTAAAAATCCTGCTGCTCTTGCTGGATCGTTTGATATCTCATCTATTTGCTTTTGCAATACAATGTATCTACCCTTTATTTGATTTTGTAGTTCTATAGCCGCAGGAGATCCATCTTGTTGTGTAAATTTTTCAACAATTAATTCAATAGAGTCACCAAGTAAGGATGCACCAATAATAGCATTGTCGTATTCTCTTCCTACTTTAGCTTTTCTCATTTGTTTAGCTTCTCTTATATTCTTTTTTTCTTCACTTTCTTCAGCTAATTGTTGCTCTCTGTAATTCCTAGCTTTTTGTACACCAGTTTGACCAGCATATATACCTCCACCAAATAATCCACCAGCATAAGCTGCATCATATATTTGGTTCATATTTACTTCATATCTTGGCAACTCTTTTTCAAGCATAGACTCTTGTATAAGTTCTTGCACACCTTCTGTAAATCCTTCAGTTCCTGCTGCTCCTGCAAATCCACCAATTGCACGAATAGTTTTTCCAGTCATTGATCTAGCTACTATTTTTTGACTTTCTGGATCTTTAAGTAGTTTTGCCAAGTGCTTAGAACCTGCTCTATATGCATATCCAGCTTGTAGTGCTGTTCCAGCAAGTTCTACAGCAGATGATTTTAGTCCATACTCTTGTGCTATTTCAGTTGCAAATTCTTCTATTTGTGCATCTGTTAGCATATCTGCAGTTGTATTAAAATAAGGAACAACATAATTTGAACTAGTGCCAGGTTCAAGTTCAGTGCCAAACCATTCTTTTTTATTAGTATTTTTTACATCTATAGCTTCTTGTCTAATTCTTTTTAATTCATCTCTAGAAGAACTAAATGCATCACCAGATTCTAGTACATATCCAGCCCCTATAGCTGGAAGTGATGCTGTCATACCAACAGCAGTTCTAGCAAGAAACCCAGCTCCCCTAACGGCAGGATGTAATTGTGCAATTGTTGAGGCTGTTACTCCAAGCCCAGTAGTCAATATTTGAGATCCTAAACTTTCAGTTGCTTTGTAAGCCATGTAGTCAAGATTTGTAAAAGCTTTAATACCCATATCTGATACAGGTTGTGCAAACTTACCTCTAGCAGGTTCTGCTTCTTCGTACCTAATAGTTCCTTTCTTTTCTAAAAATTTACCAGCTTTTCCTATTTCTAAAGCAGCTTCTTCTGCTGTTATTGCAATACCGTCTGGAGCAGTAAAACCTACATTGTATGCACCCCCATAACCAAAACCACTAGAACTTGCTCCAGTAGATGAATACAGTTGACCAAAGAAATCTTTATTAGCCTGAAGACCAGCACCAAGGACTTTTTCAAAGCTTCCACGCATTCTTTTGCCAAACTCTCCTGCAGTGTCTATACTGTGATATTCACCCATAGAATTAGCACTCTGGATTATCATAGGGTCAACAAAAGTATCCATAGTCTTATCTAAAAATCCTCCCTCTTTGTAAAACTCTGCACGCATTTTATTACCTTCAACTGTATTAGCAGGTGGCATGTAAGACTCTAAGTATTCGACAAGACCTTGAGCTTCTGTAGACATTCTTTCTATATGTTCTTGTTGCTGAGACTTTCCTAAATGCACATTAAAAGGAACATTTGTTTCTGATGCAGTTTTAACTCTTTCTTCAAAAGCTAAACGTCTCATGCTTTGCTCTTTATCTTTTTGTCTATCGTAAGTTTTAGCTAGAACCTTACCTTGAGAAAGATCTATATCTGTTCCTGTAAACTCTTTATACAAGTCTTGAAATTCATTAAAAACATTTTGGTATATATTAACACCTTGTGATTCACTAGTAACGGTAGGATCAAATATTACATCATAATACCTAGACTGGTCTTGTTCCCTAGTATCTTCATCGTAATATTTCATTAACCTATTATATATAGGTCCATTAGTTTGAGGTGTTTGCATTATTTATTCCTTTGGTTTTACCTTTTGCCCAAAACTTACATAATTCTTTGAGCTTGTGTTCTGACCAGTTTGATTACTTTTTACAAGAAGACCTGGAGTACCTAGCATTTCAATTAATTTATTTCTCATATTTATTAATTCAGTAATTCCTTCATCTATTTGTGATCCATCTCCGTACTTTTTATTATATGATATGAGACCATTGCCATCTATATTTGTATTTCTTTCAATAAAAGTTTCCATTCCTTGAGTGTGGTATTGAGATAATGGTTCACCTTTATCTGTATACATACTTCGATAATTGACATCTCCAAATGTTTTATATACTCCTTTTTTACCAGAAGAACGACCCCAACCTCTTTTATCAGATAACTGCTTCATAAGTGCTATATCTACACCTTTTAGCATACCTTCTAAATCAGCTGCTTGTAGATTTTCACCAGTTTTTGACATAGCATGGACACCTAATTTTGTTATTGAATTATAAAAATCAAATGATCCTGGTAAATCTTTATCATTTAAAGGTGCAAACTTATTTATAACAGAATTATTAATAGTATTTAACTCACTAAAGCTTTTGAGTCTTATTATTTCTTGCTTCTTTTCAAGAGCATCTTCAGCCTCTTTAGCATCTCTAGCCCTAGCCTTACCTAGTTGTGAATCGTAATCAGCTCTTTCTCGCCTTATATCTCCAAACCCTCGTTGTAAACTCCTTATTCCTTCTACATAATTACCACTTTGATCAGATACATTAACCATAGGCTCTATTACTTCATGGAAATATTCTTTGTCTGCTGTATTCATATAAGAAGGAAGCTGAAATCCTTCTGTTTCTAAATCTGTATCGTATTGATTTTTAAGCAATCTAAATTCAAAATGATTCTCAGCATTTTCTATTCGTTCATCTAATAGATTTTTTTCACCTTGATTTAATTGATCTACTGTATTAATGTACGATTTTTTTAAAACATCAATTAAATCTTTAGCCCCAGAAGTTGTTCCTTCTCCTAGCTGTTGATTTATCTCAACAATCCTATCATCTATTTTATTTTTTGCAATAACAGTTTTCTTTCTAAGTTTTACTTTTTGGCTTTTTGCATCTATATAATCATCAACATAGTCGACACCAGTTTTAGTACTTTCTATTTGTTCCGATATATCATCCAAAACATCCATATCTGATTCACTATCAGATAAGGTAACCATTTCACTAACTGTATTTATTTTATTCGCAGCTACTCTAGTAAACATACTAAAATTATCTCTAGCCTGTTGTCTTTCTAGAGCTTCACGTCTATCTCTTTGTCTATTTTCATAGTTCATTAACATATTAAGTTCTGCTATTGTACTCATAATTTAACTCATTGCCTTATTTTTAACTGCACTTAGAGCCATACCTGCCATAGGATTTGCTACTGAAATTGCCGCTATACCTAAATCAGCTATCAAATTAGGAGCAGCCATCTTAGCTTGGCGTTCTTCCTCTTTTAACTGATCTTGTAATTGTTTTAATTGTTCATTCATTTTAGATCTATTTGCACGAGATTGTATCGTGTATTCATTTTTTTGTTTATCAAAAGAATCTGCTTGTGCTGCTAAGTCAAGATCTGTACTAGTTCCCATCTCATCGGTAATTTCTTTTTTTATTCTTTTAATTGAACCACTGCTTATATTGCTTCCTTTTACAGAATCAAGCTTATTACCTAATTGTAAGTTTCTATTAGCACCTATTCTTCTATTTTTTTCAGTATGTTCAGCAAACATAGCATCGTATTCAGCTGCTTCTTCATTAGCCAAATTACCAATAGAAGATGTCAAATCACTTACAGAGCTTCTTAATCCTTTAATAGCTTTATCTCTCTGCTGTTTTTGTCCTATAGCACTTACGATGGGAGATAACATAGCTAGTGGCGTTGCCGCCTTACTAGCCACACCGCTAACCTTATCACTAAATGCCTTTCCCTTTGCCATTAATTCATCTTTCGCTTCTACAAGAGTACTACCAAGTTTTTGACCTAAGGTCCCCTCAAACTTTGGTTGAGGAAGAGTGACGCTAGAGATAGGTCTAAACGATCTTAATTTATCTATACTAGGTTTGCCTGATCCGCTTGTTGCTTCCCATGCTAAATCCGCACCTCCCTCTGAAAAAGCTTGATTTCCAATATTGTTTCTAGCCATCTCTTCTATTTTTCTTTCATCAATAAAAGCTGGTTTATATTCATCTATAAGCTCATCAGCTGTTGAGCTAACCATATTTTTGTAAGTATCTGTAGCTTCATTTACTTGAGTTAGCTCTGGTAATCCTGCAGAAGGAGTTGATACAGATCTCATTGCAACATTATTGTCAAGTCTTGTGCCTTCACCATAAGCAGCATCATAATCAGCTTGACCCATAGCGCTTCTGCCTCCATAACCACTAACAAGATCACGAGATTGATTTGATCCAGGCAAAGGTGTTGCTGAATATGTTTCACTTGTGATTCCTCTTAATCTAGCATCTTCACCTGCTTGATCCATAGCTTGCTCGTAAGCATTGAAACCTGTAGGAGCATTTCTTGCATCTTCAAAATGTGCCATAGAACCAGTATCAAATGGATCATCATGCCCAGTTCCAGGCGCACCACCTCCATACATACCTACGCTAGGTGTTCCCTGTGTTTGCCCAGTTATAGCTTTATTAGAAATATCATTAGCATTGCCTCTTGGATCTGAACCATATCCCATTGCTAATTGATTAACTTGTGGAGTTGTAGGAGTAGGAGCAGGAGGAGCAGTAGGAGGAGCAGCAGTCATTTGAGAAGATGAGTTGAGTGCTGTCATTCCTTTGGAATAGCTTGTATTATCATTTGTTACATATTGACTCATGAAGTCATCATCAAATCCGCTTGTATTCCCTCCAAAAAGGTTTCCATAACCATATGCGGATCCACTTACTCTATATTTTTTTTCAGGCATATTATCTATCTCCCATCAATGATATTATCATATTTAATTTTTCTATATCGAAATCGCCTGTTTGTAAATCACTTGCAGACATTTCAACGCCACCGATCTTAGCCTTTGCTCTATTATTGTAAAATTCATCAAAATTTGGAAATGAATTATCAATGCTATCCTTATATCTATCACTAGAAATTAAGTTATCATACCTTTTTTTAAAAGCATCATAATCTAATTTAGCCGTTTCCTCGTCATCCTTTTTCTGTTTATTAGCATAAGAATAATATCTCATAATTTTATCATCTTTCTTGTCTTCTACTATCATTTCATCCAATTTTTTCTTCTCTCTTTGAGCTGTATTTATATTAGAAATAGCATTCAATAAATCCGACTGTGTATCAGATTTCTCTATAAGAGATTTATTTCTAGACGATTTTAAGTTTTTTGATTTATATCCCATAATATTATCCTGTTTAAATTATACTCCATCATAATCTACACCATAAAACTCTGATAAAGCGTGTGGTGTTGAAGCATTTAAATTTTCTGAATCTGCAGCTGGACTTGTTATACCACCATAACCATAAAGAATAGATGTAACTAAGTTAGTTACCTCTGTTAAGCCTGCTGATATATGTATACTACTTGGCGTATTACCTTGACCACCAGTGCCTACTGCTTCATTATATATCTGTTTAATAGATATTTGACCTGAATTAGGTAGTGCCACTAAAGAGCCTCTGCATCTGTTTTAAATTGTTCTAAATCTGCTTTTTCTTTTGTCCAAGCATCAATCTCAGATGTGCATTGCTCTATTCTAGAATTAACAAATTCCACAGGAATGTTTTCAACTTTATCATCTTTAGCACTTCCTGTGTCAGTATCAAAAACTTTTCTTGTTACTTTAAATACAGTATCACTATCTGTTTTTTCAATACTAATTTTACTAGCAGTTTTCATTGCTTTGTAGTTTTTAATTATATCCATTTATTTCTAGTCCTTTTTAATCTTGTTATATCTTTTTGTTGTTCTTTAATACATTCAATTAATAATGGAATTATTTTTTCATATTTAACAGCTCTATATCCATTATCTCTTCTTTCTACTAATTCAGGCATAACTGATTCTACCTCATCAGCCATAACTCCATAATCTTTTCCTTCTAAATGATTACCTAATTTTTTAGCACTTTTCTTCCAATCAAAAGTGTACCCATTTAGCTTTCTAAGTTTAGCAAAAGGTTTACTAATTACTTTTTTATTCTTTTTTAATCTTGGATCAGAAGAATAATAAGCTACTACATCTGCTCCAGCGTATACATTTTCACTACCACTACCTTCTTTAAAAGTTCTTATTCCTCCATCATATTTCCAACCTACTGAATTAGTTCTATCAGCAGATGAGTTTATAATTATATAATCTTCTACTCTTGCAAAACCTTTTACTTGAAACATAGCAGTAGAACCAGTAGACCAACTTGGTTCAGCAGTTATTGTTTCTACTCCCCCAACATATAGTCTTCCAGTTGTGCTTATTCTACCAGCATCATTTCCCGTGCCACCTGTTTGTATAGTTAGTCCTTTGTAGTTAGCCCCACTAGTATCTGACATTAGTAATTCACCAATGTTAGAATTGTTAAAAAACTTTAAATAACTACTTCCATTGTATGAATATAATCCTTGACTAAACATATAAAGCTGTCCCCAAAATCCAGCACCACTAGTCCCAACATTCAAACCATAAGTGGCAGTTGTAGTATCTATAGATGTTTTACCAGTTCCTGTTATATTAAACTTTTGTGTTCCAGCATTATTTATTATTCTAAAAGCATGACTAGCACTACCATTTATATCTATTCTTAATCCATATTCATTACTTGCTTTATTTAAAAAAATTCCCCAATCATTGTCAGATGTTGCACTTACATATAAAGTAGCATCTTGTCCACTTGCATCAGATGAGTTGCCGCCATTAATCTGCAACCCAAGCATTGTAGCTGCTGAGCTAAAAGTTTTTGCTCCTGAAAATGTTTGAGTACCTGACAAGTGTGCTGTGTCTGCGTCAAGTTTACTACTTGGAATTACACCAGCATTCCATGTTCCATTGGTAATAGTACCCACAGTTGTAATACTGCTTTGGTCAAATCCTATTGTAAGTATATGAGGGTCTCCTGAACTTCCTGCTGCATCTGTAGCACTCCAATTAGTAGTTACACCTCCACTAGTAGCAAAGGTTACATAATGGTCATTATGTAAATAAACAGCGTCATTATCATCATCTCTCATATAAAAACTTGTAAGCTGATTTGTATTGACTGAGCTTATTTGATTACCACTAATAGTAATATTTGAATTACCAGCAGTATAAGTAGTATTAGGAGTATTTAAACTTACTATAAAAGGATCGCTTGTTGTTCCTGAACCAGTTATTGAGCCATATCCGTGACTACCTCCATTATTAGATGTAAATCTTACAATTTCTCCATTATTTACATCATTATCAGTTCCATCAAATTCTCTTATTTTCCAACCAGACATATATCCAGCAGCTCCATGGTCTCCCCAAGTATATGCAGTATTCCAGTTACTGCTATTATATCCACTTGTAGCCCCTGTACCACCCCTATTAACAGGTAATGTGCCAGTTGTTCCACTACTTATGTCTATAGTAGGTATATCAGATGCAACTAATAATCTATTTTTCCAAAAGCCTGTATCAGATACTGAATTGTAATCATAATATAAAAAATGATTATCAGCTACAGATGTTATAACAGTATCAGATATACCAGCTATATTAACTCCCATAGAAGGCTCTCTAAATACTCCTGTTCCCGCAAGAAACATATCTTGATCATTACCAGCAGATTGAGCTTCTGCTACAATAGCAGCTAATTGAGTTGGGGTTATTTCTTCTACAACTCCAGCCCCACTACTATTTCTGCCAAGCACTCTATCTGTAGCGGACACATTTTGTATCTTAGCATAAGTTACATTACTATTTAATATTTCAGCAGTACCTACAGAATTATCTTGCATCATTGCTTGTGCTATTGCATTAGTAGCAATAGTTGTTGCTACTGTTGTTGCACCGCTTGTACCACCAGTTACATTTCCAGTTAATTCAAATGCAGTAGCATTATCATCAACATAACCTTTTGTTGCTAAATGATTTGTATTACCTCCAGCTGGAGATACTCCTATTACTTTTCCAGTAAAAGAAACACTTCCATCAGGTTTTACATAAGACTCAGTAGCACTAAAATTTATACTTTCATCTTGACCAGCATCACTAGTATCAGAAAAGATAAGCTCTCTCTTAGCCCAGCCATCACCAAACTTACCTTCAATAAAATACTTAGTACGATCTACATCTTTAAAT